TTACTTAAATAAAACATCAAAAGTAGCGGAGGCACTTTGATCCATTTCGTCTTGAACGTGAGTGTAGACATTCATAGAAGTTTTAATGTCGCTATGACCTAAACGCTCTTGGATAACTTTAATGTTTACATTTTGCGAGAGCAACCAAGTAGCATTAGTATGCCTCAAATCATGGAATCGTATGTGCCTTAAATTATTTCTTTTTAAAAATCGTTTCCACATCCTTGTAATTCCATCAGCTAACTTAGCATCTCCATTAGCATTACAAAATAAAAATTCTCGTTTCGGTTTTATAGAGACCGCTAATAAATCACTTCTACGTTTATCGTCGAATAATTTAATTTTAGTTATTAAGTCCCCTGGAACTGAAACTACTTTTGCAACACCGGTCTTAGTAGTATGATGTAGTGTTGCACCTTTGCCAGCTTCGTCAATGATCATTTGTTCGAAAGTGATGGTGTTGTTTCTGGAATCGATATGTTTACTTTCTAAAGCAGCTATTTCACCTCTTCGAGCGCCGGTTACTAATGCGATTAATACAATTAGTTGTAATTCCTCGCGTTCTCCGTCTAATGCGTTGATCAGAAGAGTTATCTCTTTAACGTTGTAATACCCTATTTTATTGCTATCTAGAGTTCTTTTTTTTGCAAGATTAACTTTATCTATCGGGTTGTCTTTTAAAAACTGGTAGTCTGTAGCGAATTTAAAGACGGACTTAATAGCAGAAAACCGCCTATTTTGGCTAGACCTAGAAAGGGGTTGTTTGTTGCCATCGAATCTAGTTAGATCATCTACAATTTTTTTAATGTGAATAGGTTTAATCTCGTTCATTTTTTTATATCCTATAGTAGGCATAAAATAATACTCTAACACTTCCTTATAACCAGTTGCAGTATGATAACTGTATTCTTTTTTAGCGTAGTTAGGATACCATTCTTTGTAAATAAAATCCTCGAATCTCATATTTGTATATGATTGATAATTATCTTTTTCTAAATAATTGATAAAATCTATCAGCATTTTTTCAGCTTTCTTATCACTTTTGGCAATAACCGTTTTGCTTTTACGAATAGGATTTCCGTTGCCGTTGTATCCAACAGTAACGCGAAGCCTGTATTTATCTTTATCTATAGCTTCTATAGATCCATTCAGTCTCCGTTTTCCCATGTCTTCACATCCTTGTAACTTAATTTTGCATGCAGCTGCTGCTTTTCTTCATTGATCCACATATCTACGACGTCGGTTAAACCGACATCAGGATAAATCGTGCCGACATCTCGTAATTGTTCCCAAACTTCATCACTAATGTCTTTGTCGTCGTACCTGGATAAAGAGAGGTGGATGTAGTCCTTGAAGTAATAGACGAATAAACTATACTCCATGTCGATATCCATTGACCTCACACGTACTGAACCAGTATTAACCGTAGCTTGACGACAGAAATCCGATTCTAGCGTAGATAAGTCTTTAATGATCATGTTATTTCCTCCAATAATCGTAGTTTGTACCATTGGTATGCGAATGTATGTTCTTTTTGTATTAAAAAGAAAAGGCTGTTAAGCCTAATCTTTTATTTAACTTCAAAATTTACTGTTCCCATTTCTTCGCCCGTAATCATATCTTCTGCAGTTAAAGTAACAGGAGTAACATCATCGTCTAATTCATAAGCTACAGCATTAGAAACCGTTCCGTCTTTTTTGATGATTTCCATTTGAGAATCTAAGAAAGCATCATCTGGAAGTGATGCCATATTTAATTCGTTTATACTATCTGCATTATTATCTTGGAAAGCTCTAAACGCAAAAATCCAAGCAGTTGAAGGGTCTAATTCTTCATCAGATAAGTTAGTTGTTTCATACCAAAATGCAATGACTGGTTTTTCTCCGTATTCGTTACCAGCTTCTCCAACAGGAATAATTCTTGTTTCCGTTATCTTGATTTTCATATCTGGTGTAACTAATTCATTATCTTTAAAGGTTGAACCTGCATTACTTGATTCTGATTCAACTACGCTGCTTTCTTCTGTCGAAACCGCTACTTGAGAAGTTGATTCTTTTTCTGGTGCCGCAGCTTCCTCAGAACTACAAGCTCCTAATACCAAACCGCAAACTCCTAATGCTACTAATAATTTAACTTTCTTCATATGTATTTCCTCCTAGTGTTTTTTAATCAATATATGTTTCTAAGATATCTTTAGGTATACCGTATAAATTGTAGAGTTCATCGTATGAGCTAGGGTACAACCCGTATTCTTCAACGTATCTATTCGCTAGCAAGTTAACCGCAAATTTATTTGCTTCTGTTTCTAGCTTTCCTCTTGAAAAAGAGTTTTGTATGTAATAACCCGACAACTCCGAATGCATTAATGCGTGGTAAAGTTCGTGAGCCATTACAAAGTATCTCTCATTGCTATCTGCCAATTCGTTATTGATTAAAATAATTTTTTGATCGTGAATAACAACGTATTGACCAGAAGGGCTTTTTAAAAAAGACTCATACCTAATTTCGATATTGCAACTTTCAGCGATTTCAAAAGGGTCTAAAGTATTGTATTTAGTATAAATATTTTTTATTGAATCGTTAAAAAGGTTTGTCATATGAAATCACTTCTTTTTAATTTTTTCTAATTTTTCCCAGAAGATGCCGGTAAGTATATCTTTAACTCGTTGTTTTTCTTCTTCTGTCAAATTTTCGCCACCGTAAGCCATATTAACGTTCGAATCTAACATTTTATATAAATCTAAGATATCCGATTGATTAGCCCATCTAGGAACGTCTCTTCCTAAAAGGTAATCAATTGAGACGTTAAATAATTCTGCTATTTCTATCAGCGTATCGTTATCTGGTTCTCTATTGCCTTGTTCGTACATCGCATAAGTTGTTCTGCCTATACCAAGTTTTTTTGCAACTTCCTCTTGGTTAAGACCTGTTTCAGCTCTTAAATCTCTTAATCTTCCTATATTCATATTTAAAACTCCTTATTCGGTATATGCAAATTATAGTACACAATACGTGTAAAAACAGTTAATTTAAAACAATTTCACGAAACGTGTAAATAATAGTTGACGATACACGAAATGTGTACTACTATGTAATTACACACAACGTGACATTAGGAGGTGACAGGAAATGAGAGAATGGTTGAAAGAAATTCGCTTGAATGAAAATTTAACTCAAGGTGAATTTGCTGACAAACTTCATATAGCCCGTACCACTTACGCTATGTATGAACAAGGTGAACGTACACCGTCAGTTGCAAACGCTAAGAAAATGGCAGAGGAATTAGACATCGATTGGACTATTTTTTTTACGAACAAGGTTCACGAAACGTGTAGTTAATTATCTTACTAAGTTAATTATATAACGTAATCAATCGTATCAAAATACAGGTTAATACGGAAATGGAGGACTTTGAATGAACGGATTAATTAAAACGCACGAAAGTGAAACGGGAGAGATCCTTATCAACGGAAAAGAGCTTCATGAATTTTTAGAAGTAGGTACGCCTTATAAAAGATGGTTTGAAAGAATGGTCGATTACGGTTTTGAAGAAAACACAGACTTTATTGCAGTTGGTCAAAAAAGTCCAATCGCGAATGGTGGGTTTCAAACTATAACTAATCATCATGTGAAACTGGATATGGCAAAAGAAATTAGTATGATCCAACGAACTGACAAAGGAAAAGAAGCTAGACGTCACTTTTTAGAAATCGAACGAAAGTGGAATAGTCCTGAAATGGTTATGAAACGAGCTTTAGAGTTTGCGGATAAACGAGTTAAGCAATTAGAAATTGAACAAGAACAAAATAAACCATATACAAACTTTGGTTTAATCGTTTCTAACTCAGATGGAGCAATAAACATTGGTGAGTTTTGCAAGAATATTTTCGATAAACACGGGATCAATATTGGTAGAAATAAAATGTTTAAGTGGTTACGTGATAAAGGTTACCTAATTAATACAGGTAGAGAAAAGAACAATCCCAAACAAAAATATATTGAACAAGGATTATTCAAATCAATGCCGGTAATCATAGCTAGAAGTGCTGGAAACGTTCAAGATTCAACAACTTTAATTACTGGAAAAGGGCAAATTAAACTAACTGAAAAACTACTAAACGAAATGGAAGTGAAGAAATGACATCTATCAACGTAAGCGCAGAATTAAAGCAAGCAGCAACAAGACAGAATGTAACTCAATTATTACTAGCTAGAAAGACTTTTAAAGCACATACGACAGTGAGTGGGTACTTCAATAAAGAAGAAACACCGTTAGATGCAATACAAGACTTATCAAATGTGCTGCAAGATTCAACTTTCACACACCAAATGGCCCACAAAACTTACGGTACTTTACCAGTTATGGAATCTGAAACGTATCACGAAACACCACATGTATTAGAAATGCTTTCTGTTAAGGAATCAAACGAGCGTCAAACACGAAAAAATGAAGCTCTTATGATTCTTTGCAAGCAAGATGAGTATTTAACTGAACAAGATAAAGCGGAGCTTAGAGCTTATGTAAATGAGTTTTTAGATGAAATGTTAATCGAAATGAAATTAATATTATCCATTCTCAGCAAAACAGGCGTTTCATTCATGCAAGCGGTCAAAGACAGAACACCTTATTGGATCGTTCAAAAATATTTGAAAGGATGATTGCATGCCAACGAAAGTATTATTCGTTAAACCAAAACAAGCGTTAAACGCAGAAGAAGCTTGTGCGTTTCTCCAAATCAGTAAACCAACGCTTTACAAATACGCACGAATCGGAGTTATACCGGGTAGAAAAATTGGTACAGAATGGCGGTTCAGTAAAGCAGCGTTAGAAAAATGGCTATCAGAATTTGAAAACGAAAGAGGTGGGAAACATGAAAATAATCATTACTGAGGAGTTTAAAGAAAAAGTAAAAACGTTCATTGCTGGCGCGTTGATTATCGGATTTATTCTTTTGTTAGCTGGAATTGCTGGTGGAATTGAAATGGGAACAATTGGATAGAAAGGGTGATTTTGTGGCTAATTTAAGGAGAAAAAAAGCACATATAGATACTAAAAAAATGTGTAGGGTTTGTAACGCAAAGAAAGCAGATTGGGTAGTTACTGGTCAAGGGTATGAAGGAAGTTATTGTACTGATTGTTTAAAAATTGTGTCTAGTAAATTTAAGGAAGAAAGGTACAAAACACAAATAGAATCGCAATCAGAAGCAGAGTGGTCAATAGGTAAAAGATACAACCTATAAGGAGTGAACTAGATGGTAGAAGAACTATTCAAACAACTAGCTTGGAAATGCCAACTCAATGGATTTCATTTCAACTCTCAACCTCCTGGAATAATCAATATATTTTCTATTGAGGACAACGATTACACAATCATTTCAAGAGGATACATTGCTAATTACCGATGGGAAACGCCAGAGGAAGTATTAGAAAGAATGAACGAAGAAGTGGATTTGCGCATAAAAAAGACCGACAAGGCAGCCACCTAGTCAGTCAGTTGAGAAATAAAAGTTAACCCTATTATATCAGTATTTAGGAGGAAAGTCTATGCCAGTAGAAGTTAGGACAGACAAAATTAAAGATAAGCACGGCGCTTGTTTAGAAATCGAAGAATACACCCACAAAGGTGAAAAACGTGTACAGGTATCAACTGCAGGTTTTGAGAATGAAACAGAAACAGTTGATTTGAGTAAAAAAGATTGGATTGAGTTTCTGAAAGAACAACTAGGAGGAACATACAATGAAAACAAGTGAAAAGATTGACGAGTTAGCAGCAGCTTTAGCCGGTTTCCAAAAGATCGTTGGTAGTCCTAAAAAAAGCGCTGAAAATCCAGCATTTAAACGCGAAGGTAAAACTCTTAAATACGCTGATTTAGATGCCATTATCAAAGTTATAACACCAGCACTAAGCGAAAACGGATTATCACAAATGCAATTTACTAGTTCTGATATTGAAACGAAAACGGTCACTGTTAACACAATGTTGCTACACAGTTCTGGACAGTTCATGACAAGTGATGATCTAATCCTACCAGCTGAGAATTTTGGTAAATTCAACGCTCAAACAATTGGTTCATCTATCACCTATGGCAGACGTTATAGCTTATCAGCAATGTTAGGAATCGCCAGTGAAGATGATGACGATGCCAATACACAAAGCTTGGCAGATAACAAAAACGGTAAAGAAGCACCTATTAATAAGCCTCAACCAACGAACAGCGATAACGATTTCTTTAAAAATAAAAAAGAAGTTGAGGATCGCATTCGTGCAGTAGCTGCTAAAACAGGCAGTACCTTTGAAACGCTTAAAAAATACGTTATAGACAAGTCTAACGAACAAATGCATAAAGAGTTCAAGGATTTCAATTCAAGCAACCTACCTTCTTCAATGGGGTATGTGAAGGTATTGGAAACCAAAGCAAACAATCAACCAGAAGTGAATAACAAACCAGAAGCAAAACAAGGTGCAATCTTAGACGGTATGACAAGTCAGCCGACACAAACAGTTGATTGGGGGAATAAATAATGGCAAATGAATTAATGGAAACAGGTGAAGTAGAATTTTTCGGAGTTGACTTCACTCCTTCTAAAATTGTAATCAACAACGAAGATGAACTGACTAAAACGATCGAGGACTATGCAGCTAAGTATAAAGGACTTGTTGTTAACGAAGAAGATGTAAATGACGCTAAAAAGGTACGTGCTGAAATGCGTGGTGTTGCTAAATCGCTAGATGATAAACGTAAAGAGGTTAAGAAAGAATACAACAAGCCTTTAGCACTATTCGAGAAACGAATTAAGAAGTTAACTGAAACAATTCAAGAAGTAATTACTCCAATTGACGAAGGAATCAAGAACTTAGAAGAACGCGAAAGATTATCCAAGCAAAATGAAATTGAAACACAGGTAAATAAGTTGTTAGAAGAACAATCTGATTACGTTAAAGAATCATTCTTGCACAACCCTAAATGGTTAAATAAGACGGTTGCAATGAAAAAAGTTGCAGAAGAAGTTGCAGAACAAATCAAGTTGCTGCAGAAAGAAGAACAACAAATCAAAGCAAATGAGGACATCATCACCAACTATTGCAAAGCAGTCAAAGTTGAGCCACAAGGTTGGTTGAGCGTGTTAAAAAATGGCAATTCAGCGCCAGAAGTTATGAAGATGATTGATAAGTCGCTAGCGGATGCAAAAGAGCGTGAACAAGCTGAAATCGACCGTAAGCAACGCGAAGAAGAGTTAGCAAGAATCAAACAAGATAGCTACGTTGAGTTAAGTGTAGAAAGCGTACAAGAAACACCATACGAACCAGATTTCACGGATTTAGAAGAACCAGAAGTACAGACGTATCATTTAGAAGTTACTGGAACAATCGATCAGTTAAGCGCGTTAAACAGCTTCATGGTAGATAACGGAATAAAGGTTAAATCAGTTTAGGAAGTGAGCAAATGGAATTTGTCGGAAAGCTTGAATCGTATTCTGGTAACAAGATGATAATCGACATCCCGAGCGGTTTTGATATGGATGAAATCGTTCGGAAAAGTAAGCAAGGTGAGTTGGTTGTTGATTTCTACGAGAAAGACACGATAACAGACTTGCAACGCAATCACTATTGGGCATTAGTTGGAGATATAGAAGAGTATACAGGCTACACAGCAGACGTGATTGATTCATATTTAAGAGTTCAGTTTATGAAGTTAATCAGCTTAGAAGAGTATCCAAGTTTGAAACGTAACCAGATGAAAAAAACGGTCGCTAGCGAGCTTTTAGAATACGTTATCGACTTATGTATCGTCAATGATATTCCATTCCGCAAACAGCAGTTTTACTTAACTATCAATACTAGCAAGATGCTATATGCATTGACATTAAAAAGGCTTTGTTGGGTTTGTGGTAAGCCTTATTCAGACATTCATCATACAAATGGATCAACTGTAGGTATGGGAAATGATAGAACGAAAGTTAATCATGTTGGAAGAGGAGCTATGTGTTTATGTAGAGAACACCATACAGAAATGCATTCCATGACTGAAATAGATTTTTTTAATAAATACCACATATTGCCAATAAAATTGAATGAAGAAGCAGTTATAACTTTAGGATTAATGACTAAAAAAAGAGTTGAAGAAATGGAGGCAATCGAAATTGGCTGACAACAAGAAATATTACTATATCAAATTAAAAGAAAATTTCTTTGAAACAGAGGAAATGATTGTTTTAGAAAGCATGCCAGACGGCTACAAGTATTCAAATATATTGCTGAAAATGTATCTGAAAAGCTTGAAGCACGACGGTAAGGTGATGTTAAACGAACGCATACCTTACAACTCAGATATGTTGGCAAGTGTTACCAGACACAGCGTTGGTGATGTTGAGAAATCGATTAAGATTTTTAGAGAATTAGGGTTAATAGAAACATTTGATAACGGGACTATCTTTATCTCTGATATACAAACATTTATTGGTAAATCGAGCACAGAAGCAGAACGTAAAAAGCAGTATAGAGAACGTATAAAAGCTGAAAATTTAGCACTTGGACAAATGTCCGGACAAACGTCGGACGTTAGTACACCAGAGATAGAGTTAGAGAAAGAGATAGAGTTAGATATAGAGCTAGAGAAAGAGATAGATAATACAGCTAGCTATTCAAATAAAAGAAATCAGCAACTAATAAAAGAGTTAAAAGAATCGTCGTCGTCAAATTTGTTCAAATTTTATGAAGATAACGGTTTTGGAACCCTGTCATCTATTGTTGTTCAATCAGTAGATGGTTGGTTGGATGATATTACAGATACAGGAACTGAAGTCGAAGAAGCTGAAAAAGTCGTATTAAAAGCAATGACTATTGCGGTATTTAATAACGCTAGAAATTGGAACTACGTTAATAAGATACTGATTAATTGGGAGCAAAAAGGATTGAATACAGTCGCTAGCATAGACGCTGCAGAAAAAGCGCGTGAAAAAAATAAGAATAAAGGTTTTAAACAGCAACCTATCAGAAAAGAAACTTTACCAGATTGGGCTAAAAGTGATTACCAAGAGTCACAAAAAGAAACAAGTAGTTGGACAGCAGATAAAGAAGCAGAATTCCAAAAACTAGCTAGAGGTGAGTAGATGAATAATTGGGCCAAGAGTATTATGGCTTATCCGTTACCAGACAGATTTCCGAATAGTTACATTGAAGTGATCAAAGATGAAGTTAGGGATCATGTTGAAAATGGCGGGAAAGTTACCGACGAAAGAACGTCAAAATTATTTTTGAAGCTATGCAGATTTGTAGATACTTTTCTCCACCAAGATATTGATTGGACGAAACAACCTAACGATTACTTAGAAGAAATTGGAGGTGCGAGCTATGACAATTATTCTTGAGGAACGCAAATTCATTTGGGAAGACGCGGAGCTGAGAGAGTTCCGCGAAATGTGGGAGCAAGGCGATAGCGTGAATAAGATGGCTAAGCGTTTTAGATGTAAGGAGATTGATATTGCGATGTTGGTACTGGACCAAGCGGAGAAAAAGCTGATTAGGTCGAGACCTGCAGGATTGATTGGAGGAGTAAACCAATGAAATACGAATTAGGCGACAAAGTACTAATCAAAAAGCATTGGCAACGTAAAGGAGCTACTGAACAGTTAAAACTCCAAGGTATATCAAACCTCGAAAAACATCTAATGTCTGATGATATGGCTGGTGGATATGTCCAAATTGACAAGTATAAGAAAGAATCAATCAGAGAAATTGGTTATATATGTGGAATTAGGGAATTTAAAACTAGTTATAAATTGGAATATATCTTTGAAGAACCTTATGTAAAAGACGGCATTCAACAAATGGATTATCAAACAGAAAAAGTTTATTTAGTAGCAACTAGAATGAACGGATTAAGACGTGTCAGTTTTGAAGATATTGAATACATGAATTAAAAATCGTATGGGAGTCTAATATATGACCACAGTAAAAGTCAAACTAACCGAAGATTGCGAAACAACGATCATGAAGCTTATCACGTCACAATTAATCCTGGCTGACATGGTTGGACCAGAACAGAAGAAGGAAGTTTTGAAGGAATTAGGGCATTTAGGGATAACGATAGTTGATAAGGGGGAGAAGTAGAGATGGATCGATTAAGTTACAGACAATCGTTGTGGCCTATGACAGACGAACAAGTAGAAAAAGAGTACAACGAAAAAAGCGATTGGAAAAATATGGATGATTTAGAATTATTCCGCGAAGTTGAATCTGAGCACGGAAAACGCAAATACAGGCAAGAACAGAAAATGAACAGAAAAAAAGAGGAAGAACGAGTAGGTGTTTTGGTTTTAGAATATGACAAGATATTGAAAAAATGGTTAAAACAAGGCGTTAAAAAGATAAACGGTGCTTATAAATATAATGGAAGAACGATGTACTGGAATGTTTCTAGCAAACATATAGATGAAATTATCGTGAAACTTAGAGAAGAAGATGAAAAATTCCAAATTATAAAACTAACGGAGGAACAATCTAAATGAAAAAACTACTAAAAGCAACACTTATCACATTAATTGCAGTATTTGCATTACTTGGAGCGAGTCAACGCTAAAACGCAGGAAAATAAAGCCTTAAAGAAAGAGAACGACAAGTTAAAGGAAACATCTACTAACGAAGCAAACAAGCTTAAACAGGCTGAAATGGATATGTCAGACGTAGACCAGAAGTCTAAAGATGTGCTGAATAAGTTGAGATAGGGGTGAAGTAAGTGACTAAAACATTCGCAGTATATAAAGGATATGAAATACTCGCAGAAGGCACAGCTAAACAGTGTGCAGAAAAGTTAAACGTAAAAGTAGAGACGATTTGGTATTACAAGAGCGCTACTTATCAGAAGAAGGGTAGCGGTAAAAATAGACGGATTGCTATTGAATTGGAGGAAGCTAAATGAATGAACGTTACCATTTTTACCGTTGCACAGACCCAAAAAATGCTCCGCCTTACGCATTCATAGACTACAGTAACGGTTTAGTCGGCTATCCGAACAAACTAGCACAGGCGGTATCGAATTATGCAGGAGCCTATTATCTAGGATTTATGACAGAAAAAGAAGTGTTGAATAGGCCGAAAAGCGGGAGACGACCAGCTAAGTTGGTTAAAACTAGAGCTAATAGATCTTAGGGGGATTAAATTGTGATCAAAATACTTGAATTGTTTGGAGGGATTGGGGCACCTAGAAAAGCGTTAATCAATCTAGGTGTGGAGCATAAATCAATCGATTATGTGGAATGGAATGAGAAAGCGGTTCGTAGTTATAACGCGATGTTTGATAATCGGTACAAACCAGAATCCGTTGTTGGGTACAACTTAAAACCTGATATCTTGGTCCACGGCTCTCCTTGTCAAGATTTCAGTATTGCTGGAAAACAATACGGTGGAAATGTAGAGGATGGTACAAGATCCAGTCTAATGTTTGAAACAATAAAAATTATCGAAAATTTAGGAAATTGGAAGCCTAAAGTCGTTGTTTGGGAAAATGTGAAAAATACTTTATCTAAAAAGATGTCTAGTGCTTTTAATTTATATTTAACAGATTTGGAAAGATTAGGTTATACAAATTCTTATAAAGTTTTGGATGCGCGAGAGTTTGGAATACCTCAAGCTAGAGAAAGGTTGTTTACTGTATCTGTTCTAAACGGAGAGTGGTTTAATTTCGATTTGTTAGAAAGAAAACCTATGAGATCAATAGATGAGTTTTTAGTAAAGGAATTTAGCGATAAACATCTTATTACTCAACCTAGTATGTTAAGTAAATTGCCTGGTAAAAAAGTTTCTGGAACATATGGCGGAAGAATGTTGACGGAAATAAAAGAATATACATGGACAATCACGACTAAACAAATGAGATCTCCTAATAGTGGTGTGATAAGAGTTGAAGGTAATAAATTTAGATATTTAACTGAGCTTGAATGTTGGCGGTTAATGGGGTTTGATGATATAGACTTTGAAAGAGCGCTGAAGGAACATCCTGGTCAAATGAATAAACTTAATGGAACTCTTTATCATCAAGCGGGAAACAGCATAGTAGTAGATGTTTTAGAGGCTATTTTTAAATCAATTATAAGTAATCATTTAAACGTTAAGGAGGACTAACCATGAAACTATCAACCGAAAAAAAAGCTGATAATGCGAAAGATTACGACTTAAGCAAGGTTAAGAACCCCGAATTAGTAAGTTTCATGAACGACTTGCTGAAAGTGAATGAGCGGATAAAGATGGAGGAATCAGTGAAAGACATAGCATCTCATTATGGCGGAACTAATCCGAATGACTAGGAGTGGAGAAATGAAACTAACAGTAGATTTAAATAAAGTAGAAAATAAGGTATTAAATATTGTTGAAATTGCTGACGAAGATATCAAAGAAGCATTGAAAGAGTCTTTAGAAGAAATGAATACAGAAGAAATGGTAACTGCGTTTGAGGACAATCTAGCTTTAGGTTTAGTTCAAGGGTTAATGAAAACTTACAGTAAGGATGTGAAATTTAAAAAATGATAAACAATATTGTACTTACAGGAAGATTAACAAAGGATGCTGATTTAAGATATACGCCAGCAGGAAAAGCAGTAGCAACATTCAATTTAGCAGTCAATAGACAGTTTGCGAACGCTAAAGGAGAACATGAAGCAGATTTCCCTAATGTAGTTATATGGGGCAAGTCAGCTGAGACTTTAGCTAACTTTACTCGTAAAGGAACGTTGATAGGTATCACAGGGCGTATTCAAACACGTTCATACGATAATCAGCAAGGGCAGCGAGTATATGTAACGGAAGTGGTAGCTGAAAGTTTTACATTCTTAGAAAAGAAAGCAGACAATGTGCAATCTAACGGTTCATCTCATAACCAATCAAGTAACGAGCAAAGAGATCCATTTGAAAAGAACGGTCAACCAATTGATATTCAAGATGATGATTTACCATTCTAAGGAGCTGACAAGATGAAGAAGACGAATGATAAAATAGGTTATGCAATCGGAACAGCATTTGCAATGTGTGCAGCAGTATTGGTATCTCTTTTAATACTAGGAGCAATTGCTATCGCAGTGATCAAAATATGGACATTCTTCTTTCAATTACTCTAGAAATATTAGGCGGTGAATAAGTGGAATTTAGGCAAATATACCCCGACGAAATAGCGACATTACAAGGAAAACATGGTATAATAGTACTATCAAATGGCACAAGTTATTTTAAAGAATTACCGGATTTCGGCAAGACGAACATAACACTAACGAACGCTGATGGAAAAGTTATGTACATCGAAGAAGAGACGAAGGTAAAGACTAAATTATAATTGAATAAGCTGACTAGACATACTAGAGGCAATGATTAATTCCTAGAAATAGGTTTAATTGTTGCCTCTTTTTTTGCGTTTAAAGGGGGAGTGAGAAGTGAAGTACACCTATGACATTGCAAATGAATACCGAGAAGATTTGAAACGATTAAACAAAGAGAAGTTTAGTAGAGATCGAGAGAGAGCGTTTCTAAAAGAAATAGAATATTTATCAATGGACCAACTGCAGCGATTGACAGATTTAGAAGCAGACATTAGCCAGATTAGCGGAATGATATCAAGTACAGAATACGCATTGTTTTGGATTGAGAGTGGACATGAACGGATGGCGGGTGAGAAACGACCTATCACGAACCAGAGCAAGAAGAAGCGCACTCAATTGTGGGGGAATATAGAACATAGCAAATATCTATCGTATGAAGCGCCTAGAGAGTTAGAAAGAGAAGAGTTGCAACTAATAGATGATGTGATGAGAGAGCTGTCAGAAGTCGAGAGAGTGGCATATATCTCCATTTACGGTAAGTGCAATACTTATGCAGAGACAGCTGAATACATGAACGTGCCAAGAAGTACCGTGCAGCGTTATATAGAGAGAGCCAAGAAGAAGATAGATCATGAGTTACTCTATGGAGCGCAACTACAATTGGTTTAGCGTACAAAAACTACTAACAAGTGAAGGAGACTTTAATAAGGTAGGTGGTGACTAGATGTGATTTGGGAAGAGATACGTAAGGAATATGAAACAAGCGATATTACGATGAAGGATTTAGCAGAGAAGCATAATGCTAAGTTAGGTACGTTAAAGAGTAGAGCAAGTAGAGAGAAATGGTTAAGCAACCCTAAGAAGAAAGTTGCAACCAAAAAGGCAACCGAACGTAAAAAGGTTGCAACCAAAAAAGCTGAAAAGATTATCGAAAGCAATAGTGAGTTAAAGGGATGGGAAATTGAATTCTGTTATGAATATATAAAGAGTTGGAATGCCACTAAGTCCTACATGAAAGTAAGAGATACCACTTATAACACAGCTCGAACAGAAGGTAACAAACTACTTACAAAGCCTTGCATTATCAAGGCAATCAAAGATATCAAGAAAGAAACAGATACAGAACTGCTGATTAGTGTTGAAGATATCAAAAGAGAATACTTTAAACAGTCATTTGCTGATGTAACAGATTTCGTAGAGTACGGAGCAAATGAAATACAGGTTCACGATAAGCATGGCAATCCGTTAATGAACACTAATGGCGAGCTAGTCACTTACAAGGATTCGTACGTTAACTTTAAGGATATGAGTGAAATAGATGGCAGGCTAATCAAAGAAGTACGAATGGGTAAAGATGGTCCAGTGATTCAGTTGTACGATAAACAGAAAGCTATGCAAGAGTTACTTAAGCTAATGGCTGGTGGAGACGATGAAAACACTGGTGTAGTATTCGTTGACAATGAAGAAGCAATGAATCAATACATGGCCGAACATGGTGAAGCTTATGCCGATTAAAGTTAACGATCCATTCAAGAAGCTAAACCCTAAATTTTATCCGGTTTGGATTACAAAGAAGTCTGACATCATTCTAACGGGTGGTCGTTCAAGCACGAAGTCTTCTGTAGTCAGTCAAAAGCTTGTAGAAAAGAAGATGCGCTATCCAATGGGGAATGCGGTTATCTTGAGGCAGGTTGCAAATACGTTGCGTAAATCAGTCTATTCTCAAATATCATGGGCCTTGCACGATGCAGGAGTTGCAAATCAATTTATATTTAAAGCTAATCCAATGGAGATTATTCATAAAAAATGGGGAACGGGTTTCCATTTTAGTGGAGCTGATGATCCAGAGAAACTAAAGTCATTAATTATTCCAGTTGGTTACGTTCAAGATTTATGGTTTGAAGAAGCAAACTCTTTCGATGGAGAAAAAGCTTTAGATACTATTCAAGATACCTTTATCCGTAAGGTGTTGCCAGATGGTCGAGAAATGCAGACGTGGTACTCATGGAACCCAGAACGCAACCCGTATCATTGGAGTAATGAATTTGCTAAGAAGCATAAGAATAATGAAAGTTACCTAGTCCATCATTCAACTTACATGGATGATATTCGAGGATATAATTCGAAACAAATCCTTAATAAGATTGAGAACTACAAAAAGAATGATATCGATTATTGGCGATGGATGTATAAAGGTGAAGTTATTGGAATGGGCGACAACGTTTATAATGCCGATTTATTCCATCTAATAGACGAGTTACCAGAAGATGAGCATTTATATGGATTGTACTTTGCAACAGATACTGGGCACATGGTATCAGCTACAGCGACGATTGCGGTTGGTATCACTAACAAACAAAACATCGTGATATTAGATACTGATTACTATTCGCCAAAAGGTAAAACGCACAAGAAGCCTCCAAGTGAAATGACAAAAGACTTATATGATTCTACGAAAAAGTAAGAAAAAAATACAATGTGCCTATTTACCAGAAAACAATTGATTCTGCCGAGGGTGGGATTCGTAACCAATATTTCAACGATTACGGTGAACATATCCATGCAGTAGCAAAAAGTAAGAAGGTAGACATGATTGACTACGTCCATGATTTATTGGCACAAGGTCGCGTTTATGTAATGAACATACTAAGCAATAAAATATTCATGGATGAACACAAGAAATACCAGTGGGATCAAAAGACGTTGCAACCAGGAAGAGAACCGGAAGTTATCAAAGACGATGACCATACGTGCGACTGCTTCCAATATTTCGTTAAAGACAATTTGAGACAATTAGGACTTAAATTTTAGGAGGGTTGGATATGAAAATTGAAACGATGTTTTCGAATGTACCAAAAGAGTTTGGAATTAATCTTCAACCAAAAGAAATTTGTATTTATTGCAACGGAACTGGTCAACTGAAGCAAATGGAAAGAGTTTCTTATTTTAATGGTGGAGGTATTTCGAAAGACAGTAAACAAACAGTTCCTTGTAATGTGTGCAACGGAACAGGTGGGCGGTGATTAAATGTTCGATAAGACAATCGCAAAAGTAAAGGGGTGGTTAACTAGAATGGGGATTATCAAACAACTAAAGACGATTACGGAACATAAGGATATCAATGTGGATGATAAAGCATATGATCGTATCGCAAAGAATAAAGCTATCTATAGCGGGTATTTATCGGAGTGGCACGACATCGAATTTAGAACGTCTGCAGGAGAAAAGAAGAAACGCAACATGCTATCAATGGGAATGGGTAAAAAGGTTGCTGAGGAAATGGCAACGTTGATATTCAACGAGAAAGCAACGATTACAATTGCTAATGAAGCGGCACAGATGTTTGTTGACGAAACTTTGAGGAAAAATGGATTTCATAAGAACTTTTCACGCTACCTCGAATATGCTTATGCGACTGGTGGCATGGCCGTTAAAGTATTTGCTTATGATGGACAAGTCAAACTAGCTTATGCAGTAGCAGATGCTTTTTATCCACTGTCTAGCGATTCAGAGAGCATTGACGAAGCTTTATTCATCAGCGAAGAAACGAAAGGCGACAAACACTATACATTGCTTGAGTGGAATGAATGGGAAGGTAACCAATATATTGTTACGAATGAATTGTATCAATCAACTGTCAAAGGTGAGTTAGGTACAAAAGTGGGGTTAGGAGTTCTTTATCCAGACTTACAGGAAAAGACATACATTAACAACTTAAGACGTTCATTGTTCGTGTATTTCAAGCCAAACATTGCAAACAACAAAGATATGACAAGCCCTTTAGGGATTAGCTTATTCGAGAATTGCTACGATGATTTGTATTTATTGGATTATATGTATGACTTCTTCTTTCATGAGTTTAAGTTAGGTAAACGACGTATTGCAGTAGATAGAAGCATGGTCAAACCTTATCCAGATATGAACGGGAATATTGTAAATGTGTTAGATCCAGAAGAAACGGTATTCGATGCGTTTACTTTACAAGAAGGTAAAGGTGTTACTGATATGTCTGTAGATATCCGCTCAACTGACATTATCAATTCGATTAACTCCGTCTTAGACGTGTTAAGCATGAAGATAGGATTTAACCCGGGTTCGTTTAGATTCGACGGTACAGGTATTAAAACAGCAACAGAAGTAGTGTCTCAGAACTCTAAGACGTATCAAACAAAGAACAAGCACGAGGTTTTGATTGAAGAAGGATTGAAAGAATTAATTACGTCCATTATTGACGTAGCAAAACTATATAAATTATATGGTGGTCCAAGTGAATTTGAAATCGGCATTGATTTCGATGATTCAATTGCTCAAGACAGACAAGAAAACTTTAATTACTATTCAGCGATGGCGGGTGCTGGCTTCATTCCTAAATTGATTGCTATTCAAAAAACATCCGACGTTCCAGAAGAGACAGCAAAAAAATGGTTAGACATGATTAAAGAAGAGCAATCCAGAACGGTTAATGCTGATGTCTCAGATTTATTCGGAGTAGCAGCAACAAACGTTAGGGAGTGATTGAATGGCGATTCAAGGGAATATATTCGTAGAAAGAATGTATCAGCAAATTGAATTGGAAATGCTCCAGAATATTGGCAAAGTAATTGGAAATGGCGAAGGCGTAGACAAGGACGGAGTTACTCAGTGGCGAGTGGCTAAATTATCTCAGTTAGGCGTATTAAGAAACGATCAATTGAAAGTATTGGCTAAGTACAGCGACATGACGGTTCAAGAATTAATCAATTATATTAACGAGCTAGGTGTGACAGAAATCGAAGCATTCGAAGGACGCAATAAAGCGTTGGTAGATGCTGGTGTCGATTATGTTCCGCCTAGCAATAACGTTTATGATCGTTTACTAGCATTAGAAAAACAATCTAAGGACGTTACGAACATGGTTAATTCAAATATGCTGACATTCAGCGAACAGGCATACATTGACATCATAACTAAGGCTAGTACAGATGTTTTAACCGGTAACTCAACACTTTACCAGTCGTTGATTAAGGTTGCGGGAGAATGGGCAGAAAGCGGCATTCCAGCAATCATTGATAAAGCGGGTAAGGAGTGGAGTACAGAGGCTTATATCAGCATGGTGTTGCGTGCTACTCAAAAGAATGTGGTAAACGAAATGCAAGAAGGGCGCATGGATGATTACGACATTGATTTAGTCGAGTTCAGCAGTCATACAGGAAGCCGTCCTTCACATGTTGAGTTTCAAGGGAAAGTTTATTCTAGGAGTGGAAAGTCTAAGAAGTATCCAGCAAGAAGTGAAACAACTTATGGTATCGGTGCTGATGGAATGATTACTGGTATTGCGTGCGGTCACCAAGAATACGCGTATGTTGAAGGGATCTCAACGAAACGTTATAAATCTTACGATAAAAAAGAATCAGAAGAAAAGTATATCGAATCTCAAAGGCAACGACATTTAGAAAGGAATATCCGTAAAGCTAGGAAAGAACGTGAAATGCTTGACGCTATGGAAGTTAGCAAAGAAGATTTGCTGAAAGCTGACGAAAAAATCGAGAAGAGAAAACGAGAAATGACTAAATTTATCAAAGAGTCTGGCAGAACTAGGCGTAAGCAGAAAGAAAATATCGTTTGATTTGCGTACAGAAGCGACTAATAGATGAAAGAAGAAATGCGTATGCTTCATTTACACCAAGCGAGTTATCCAAGTTGTAAGAAAGGAAGTGGTCCATTTCTCTAAGCTAGTTAGTGACTAGCCTTTGTAAAATAAGAAAGGGTGAGTTAGTGGGTAATGTAATAGATTTAAAAGAAGTTAAACAAAAAGAAAGAGCGAGGGGTTTCAGTAAACGAATTAGTTAAAGAGTTAAATGAAACTAAACAGAATTACGATGAAATTATTATTTTGGGAATCACGTCGGATAAAGAAGTAGATATATCTTTTTCGACGGATGACACTTCTTCTGTTATAGGTCTTTTAGAGGTTACTAAATCAATATTAGTAGATGAAATAATAGGCTAGGAGGTTATTAAATGATTAAACATCACATGACAAAGTATCGTGAAAATGGATCGCTATTCATTGAATCATGGTTGCAAATTGATTTGTTCAGACGTTGCTATTGTTTTTCTAGAAAGAAATACTTAATCGATAAACGAGGAAACGCTATCGCTTGTTAATCTCCAAGCCCAACCATGCTCAAGGCTATAAACTGGCAAGAGACAGTCAAACAAGACTTAAAAAAGGAGAATGATTATGACTAAATTGTTTAAAATTCCTATGAGATTACAATTCTTTGCTGATGGTGATGAAACTACTCCACCAGCTGATGAATCGAAATCATTCACTCAAGAAGAAGTAGATCAAATAGTTGCAGATAGAGTTGATAGAGCAGAAAAGAAATCAGGCAAAGTAGCAACTGGATTGCAAGCTAAATTAGACGAAGCAACTGCTAAGTTGGATAACGCTGGCAAAAGTAAAGAAGAACAAGACAACGCTGATTTAGAAGCTTTAAAAGGCAACCTATCTGCAAAAGAAGAAGAATTAGCGAATACAAAAGCTGAACTTGAAGCTTTAAAACAAGGTGTACCAGCTGATAAGCTTGAAAAGGTAATTAAACTTGCTAAGTTATCAGACGAAGAAGATATCGAAACTGCTATTGCTGGAGTTTTAGAAGAATTTCCGATGTTTAAGGAGAGTAAAGAAGACGAAAAAGGTCCTTACTTTTCCAAAAAAGGGAATAAAAATAAAGACGATAAAGAAACCAACGCTTTTGAGTTGGTGGCAAAAAAATACAAAAAATAAGGGGATAAAAAAACATGGCGATTAAATTATACACATTAGAATACATGAGTCTTTTCCAGAATATCTTTGCTAAACGAGCACGTTTCTTGCGTTCATTTGGTGGAACTATTCAAGTAACTGATGGGGTTAAAGATACTGACAATTTCTTGCATTTGAAAACAACTGATTCAGAAGTGGTTATCCAAACGTATAACACAGGAGCTAACGTTGGATTTGGAACAGGAACTGGAAATACAAGCCGTTTTGGTCCTCGTAAAGAAATCAAAGCAGTTGATACTACAGTTCCTTATGATGGCGCATTATCAATCCATGAAGGTGTTGATAACGTAACAGTTAACGACATCCCAGACCAAGTTGTTGCTGAACGTTTAGAAGCGCAAGCTTTAGCGTGGACTGAGCATGTAAACAAATTCCTTTTCACTTTGTTATCTACTTCTGCAAGCGAAACATTAGCAGGCGTGTTGTCAGAAGATGGCGTTACAGCTTTATTTGCGGCAGCTCACAAAAAAATGGTCAATAACAACGTTTCTAGTGCTATTCCTTGGGTTGCTTATGTTAATCCAGATGTGTTCAACTTCCTAGTTGATAGCCGTTTAGCTACTACTGGTAAAAATTCTTCAGCTAATATTGATTCTCAAACGTTGTACGCATTCAAAGGTTTCATTTTGGAAGAAACTCCAGATGCTTACTTTGTAACTGGTGAACAAGCTGTTTTCGCAGCAGATAACGTAGGAGTTGTAGGAACTGGCTTCTCAATGGTTCGTACAATCGATTCAGAAGACTTTTACGGTGTTGCTATTCAAGGAGCCGCTAAATACGGTAAGTACATTCCGGATAACAACAAAAAAGCTATCTTAAAAGCTAAGTTAACAGAAGCGGAAGTAATTCCAGCAGGTTAGGAGGAAATTGATAATGGCTAAACAAGAAGCATTAATCAAATGGCGTGATCTACAAGACAAAGCAAAAACGTTCCCTCTAGGACGAGTTTACGAGGCGGGGGATTTATTCCCTGCAACTAAACGTAAAGTGCCTGATGATCGTATCGAAGAACTTAAACAAAAGGGTTTCATCGGTGACATTGAAGAAGAAAAAGAAGAACAAAAAGCAGCAGATGAAACGGAACAACCAAAAGAATAGAGGTGTCTTATGTACGTGGACGCAGATTATTATAAAAATGACTATGTCGGTGTCGCTATTAGCGATGCCGATTTTTTAACGAAACTAATTAAACGTGCTGAGCGTGATATTAACGTACTCACTCAGTATCGCATAACTGATTTCGATAAGTTGACCACATTCCAAAAAGAGCGCGTTAAAGAGGCTGTATGTGCTCAAGTTGAGTTCTTGTCTGAGAATGGTGAATTATCATCTACCGTTTCAGATAGTGGCGGTTCGGTAAGTATCGGATCGTATTCGGAAAGTAGCGGTTCAAGTGGTAGCAATAGCAATAAGTTGTTAATTGCAGATAGTGTAAAAGGTTATTTATGGCCCACTGGTTTGCTTTATGGAGGAGTTGGTGTAATTGGCTAATCCTATCAAAAGAAGATTGCTGATTCATTCAATTGAGTACAAGAAGAAACAAGAAGATGACGGTTGGGGTAATGAATATGCTGAGCCGTTAACTATTGAAAAAGTTAGAGTTGAACCAAAAACGAAACTCGTTCGTTCTGGTACAGGTGAAAGCGTAGAGAGCACGACAACTGTTTTTTGGGATGTTGTATTTAGCACACCGACAACATTCGTTAAAGGTTCTAAACTAACGTTTAACGGCAATGAAATGGAATTAAGACAAGTTGACGAGTTTTACGATGGCGAGAAACTTCACCATTTAGAATTGAGGTTGATTTAATGGGAATTAGTGTTAAGTCAAACTTTGCTGGAGCATTTAAGAAGGTTAAACGCAAAACTGAACGTACTCAATTTATATTGGATCAGCAGATTGTAAAAGATTCTAACTTTTACGCACCGTTTGCTGATGGTTTATTAATCGGTAGCTCATTAGTTGCGTCAGAGTTCGGTAAAGGTAAGTTGGTTTGGGATACGCCATACAGTCGTAAATTGTACTGGAATCCGCAGTTTAACTTTAGTACCGATAAAAACCCTAATGCAGGTGCTATGTGGTTTGAGAGAGCAAAAGCAGAGCATATAGGAGAATGGTTACAAATAGCGCAATCGGAGGTGAAAAAGTAGTGTTTGAATTTTATAAAGCTTTGAAAACTCATTTAGAATCGAACATGACTTTGTTCACAACGGTTGCTTTAAATGGTTTGACTACAAACGAAAGGAGTATCTCGATTGGTTCTATGCCGTCAACTTTAGGAACGAAATTCTATGACGATGAAAGACAACGAGTGATCCAAATTCAAGTATTGGTTAAAAGTCCAAACCCAGAGGAAGCGATGAACACTGCAGAAGCAATCGATACTTTTTTAGATGGTAATTCATTTAGCGTTACCGGATATAAAGTCGAAAGTTGTGAAAGTTATGTTCCGCCTTCTTTATTAGAAAAAACAACAGCAAGCGAATGGAAATACACAGCTGCTTATAAAGCGGAAATTATGAAGGAGAGTGAATAGGAATGGCAAGAACAAAAAACGCCCTACGAAAACATGAAATCGCACCAAGAATTGACGAAACAATTCCGGTAGAAGGATATGTTGAGTTAGCTAAATATATTAGTTCGATCACAGATGACACAGAAGAAGAAAAAGACGATGCTGTTTATTATGATGGTGATGGTACGCCAAGTAATGAAGTTATCTCGTTGGCGGAAGCATGGACAGTTGAAGGGACATACGACCCCGAAGATGCAGCTCAAAAAATGGTTGATCGCATGAAACGTAAATTAGGCGCTGACCGTAATATTTGGCATAGAATCACGTACACAAGCGGAGTAGTGGTGGAAGGTCCTGCGACTGTTAATGATATTATAACTGGCGGTGGAGATGCTGCAGATTACGATGCATTTAGTTGTGTATTAAATTATACACGTATCCCGACTGTTACAGCAGCTATCCCAGAAGTCTAAGAAGTGAAGGTTATCCGAAAAGGGTAGCCTTTTTTTATTTGAAAAATTAGGAGGAGTTTAATCATGGCAATCAAAATTCAATTAGGTAGTTCACTCGTAGATGTGGATTTAGGTGGAAAAATATTTGAAGCAGATATTTCAGATAAAAATGTTGAGAAATTTACAAAAGCGATTGCAACATTGGAAAACTCGTTTGATAAATACGAACAATCAGAAACAGAACAAGAAGTTTACGACTTGTTGACAGAAGATTTCAGAGGTGTTTTAGCTATCTTATTTGCAGAAAACCCTTGTGATTACATCTTAGAAAAAGTTGGTCGTGCAGTCGGTTTGCTAGATGTTGTTATTGACATCAGAGAAGGTATTACAAACGAATTAGGAAATTCTACAAAACAGAAAATTGCCAAGTATTCTGCTAAACCTAAAAAGAAAAAAAGATAGAGGTGGCTAAATGCTGTCACTTGCATATCAAACAGAAAACGAAATCGAGATAAACGATAAAAAGTATGTAGTTGATATGTCGTATGATAATATCATTCGATTATTTGATTTGCTGGAAGATACGACTATTGATGATTTGAACAAGATATTTATCGGCATGAAGATGTTGCTTGATTGCAACGTACTAGAAAAAGATAAAACTTGTGACATGGAAATGCTTGTTGCAGCTTTCTTGACCATCAAAACAGAGTTCATCATCGATAAAGGAAACGGAGAATCGCTTTTAGATTTGCAAGGTAATCCAATGCCACAACCGAAAAGCAAAGAGTTGTATTCTTTAAACCACGATGCAGACTACATATATGCGTCGTTTGTTCAAGCGTACGGAATTGATCTAATCGAAGTGCAAGGCGAGTTAGATTGGCGAAAGTTTAATGCGTTGCTGCAAGGGTTGCCGTCTGATACACGTTTTAAAGAAGTGGTAGATATTAGACAACGTCCTTTTGCAACTGGTAAAGGTAGCCAAAAAGAAAACAAGAATTTAAGAGATTTAAAGAATATGTATGCATTGCCTGGCCACAACGTGGAAGAAGGTGAATAAATTTGGCAGATGGTAAAGTTCTAATAGAAGTAGATTTGAATGATGATGGTGTAAATAAAGCACTAAGTAGAGTAGAAGATAAGGCGATTAGTAGTAGCAATAAGATTGGCAATTCGGTCAATAAGTTATCTGAACAATCCGTCAACATGGCTAAAAATGCTGCATTAGGCATACTAGCTATTGCGGGTGCTTTTGGTGGATTCAGTATCAAAGCAGCTGGTGATTTACAAGCTACTAACGCACAATTTGACGCTGTTTTTAGTGGCATGGAAGAAAATGCTTCTAAAAGTGTTGATAAAATAGCGAAAGATACTGGTATGTTGCCAAGTCGATTGAAAGGCACATTTACTCAAATGGCCGCCTTTGCTAAAACGACTGGTTTAGAAACAGCAGATGCGCTTAAGTTGACTGAAAGAGCAACGATGGCAGCTGCAGATAGTTCGGCATTCTATGATAAATCAATTGAAGAAACAACAGAAACGTTACAATCATATTTAAAAGGTAACTATGAAAATGACGCTGCACTAGGTATTTCTTCTACAGAAACAACCAGAAATGCAGCAGCTAATAAACTTTATGGGAAATCTTTTAATGATCTTGAAGAATCACAGAAACAGTTAACTCTTTTGCAAATGGTTGAGGATGGAAACAAATTGGCCGGAGCATTTGGACAAGCAGCTCGTGAAACTAATGGATTAGAAAACGTCTTAGGTAACATGAAACAAGTTGTCACAGATGTAGCAGCCGCTTTCGGAGCTCCTTTACTGGCTCCGTTTATTGCAGGCGCTAAAGGTGCTATAAGTGTTTTGAGCGGATTTGCTAAAGCTTTAACCGCTAATCCTGCTTTAGTCTATGCAATCGCTGGAGCAATCGTTACCTTAGCTAGTGCTTTCGGTGCGGTTTATTTAGCAGCAAATAAAATGAAAATACTAGCTTCAATCCAGTCTGGTTTTGCGTTATTAACGAACCCAGTCTTTTTAGTAGTTTTAGCAATAGGAGCATTGGTTACAGCGTTTGTTTACTTTTATAAGACGAGTGAGAAATTTAGGAATATTATTCAGAAAATTGTTAGTCCGTTAAAAGCACTATCTCCATATATTGATAAAGCAAAAGATAAAATTAAAGAGTTGTTTGACAATTCCGTATTTAAAAATGCTAGTTCAATTGGCGATGCTATTACTAAATTGGTGGATAAATTCGTTGCATTTGTTAAACCAATCGCACAAGCAGCTAAATCAATGAATTTAGTAGAAATAGCCTTCACTATCCTAAAAGCAGCTGCATTAACCTTATTAGGCCCAATCGGCTTAGTTATCAAGATAGTTGAATTGGTAGCTAAAGCATTAGGTGGTGGAGATGTACAAAATGGTATTCAAAAAATGTTGGACGGATTTAGCGACTTAGCTAGTGGAGTGAAAGAAGCTGGCGGACAAGTCGGGGCAAGTGTTGGTGACATGTTAGCGGGTATTTTAACCGCAATTGGCGCTGCACTGCCGGGAATTATATCTGGTGCTTTATCAATCATTGCTGGATTTATTTCTGGTTTAGCTCAAGGGTTGCCACAAGTCGCTTTAGCAGCAACTCATTTAATTTTAGCATTTACAGCAAGCATGTTGTTATTGATCCCAACTATTGCAGCCTCAGCTACTTTATTGATTGTTGCATTGCTTGGAAGTTTAGCGGCCGGTTTGCCACAAATCATTTTAGCAGGTATTAATCTAATCGTGTCGCTAGTTGCCGGTTTAACTGCTGGCATACCTCAATTTGTAATAGCAATTACTAATTTAATTGTTGTATTTTTAGCGAGCGTTACTGCTAACTTACCAAGAATTTTATTAGCAGGTACAAATTTATTAATCGCTTTCCTTCAAGGATTGATTGATAATTTGCCAAAAATTGTTGAGACAGTCGGCACTTTAATCACGACATTCCTAGATGCGATTACTGAAAAACTACCGTCAATTATAACGAGTGGAACTAATTTGTTAGTTGCTTGGTTGCAAGGAATTGCGAATAATTTACCAGATGTTATCACGGCTGCCGTAGATGTAATTGTTGCTTTCTTGAGTGGAATTGCTAACAATTTACCTAGAATTATTACTGCAGCAGTGAGCGTAATCGTTGCTTTCCTAAACGGGATTGCGAATAATCTACCTCGTATTATTGCTTCTGCAGTCAATTTGATTGTGGCTTTTTTACGCGGGATTGCTAGTCAAATAGGCAGAATCGTAAGCGCAGCAATGGATTTAGTCGATGCAATGGTTCGAGGGATTTTACAAGCACAAGGTCGTTTAACTAGTGCAATCATTACTTTAATGAACGGCTTGGCTAGAAACATTGAACAAAGCGCACCTCAAATGAAATCAGCAGCAGGTAGATTATTGAGAGCTATTATAGAAGCGTTTCCTGGAGGTGGACTAGTTACAGCTGGTTATGACTTAATGTCTGGTTTAGCTAGAGGTATTGGCAATGCGGTAGGTAACGTTATATCAAAAGCAAAAGAAGTTGCTGGAAATATCATTGGTGCTGTTAAAGGTGCTTTCGATATAAATTCACCTTCAAAAGTTTTTGAAAAAGAAATAGGGGTTTATCTACCACAAGGTATCGCTGTTGGTATGGAAAAAGATACGAGCAAAGCAGTTAAAGCGGCCAGATTAATGGCCAGTAAAGTAGTTAACTCAATACCTAGTGCCGAAATGGCAATGGGAATCAATGCCAAAATGAGCACAAGTATATCAAGTGTTTCTGGTAGTGCTGGAAGTTCTAACGCTTCTTCGGATACAAGTTACAGCGAAATGGTTAAATTGTTGAAACAACTCGTTAATAAAGACGGAAACGTCTACTTTAACGATGCGTTAATTGGAACGATTGGACCTGGTGTAGATACATTTTTAGGGACAGAAACAACAAACAGTGGAAGGTGGGGATAGATAATGGGGTTTAAAACAAAACAAAAAAGTCCAGAAGAATTTGGATTAAGACTAATTTCTCGTTATCTTCCACCACCAGAAGATGTGGATCTGCCAGAAGAGATTCCTGGTATGCATGGTTCGGTTGATTTTTCGATGATGTTCGGTGAAAGGATTGCTAAAAACAGGCCATTGACTTATGAATATCAATTATTCGAACCAGAACCAATCAAGCGTAATTTTGTTAAACGTCAAGTTGAAAACTGGTTATTAAGAGGTACTCACGAACCGTTATGGGACGATTCAGAGCCGTTGTATTATTACATGGCTAAAGTTATCAATGTGGATACAAGTGTTGATATCGCAACAGGTATGATGAAATACACGATTGAGTTTGACGCTTACCCTTATAAGATTAAAGAAACGCCAGAAGATGATCCTTATTGGGATACGAAAGATATTACGGATTACGTTCAAGATACCGCATTTACGATTAGTGGAAGCAAGGTAGTCGATTTAGTTAATGTCGGAATTATCGGAAGTGTTCCAACGATTACATCAAGTTCAGCAATGATAATCAGCAAAGGAAATAAAACCTTTCAAATATCAGCAGGAACAACTAATTCAGAACGTTTCAGACTTGAAATTGGGAACAATCCAATGACGATTACAGGTAACGGAACGATTTCATTTAGTTGGCATAAGGAGGTCAAGTAATGTATTGGTTGACCTTGCACGACGGACCAAATGATAAAGAAGGAACAGTTATCCATAACCCTTTTCCAAAAGGCGCTAAAACATCAGTAGCAAACGGTAAACTTAAAACGAAAGGCATTTCTACTATGACGTTCACTGTTAACCCGTTCAGTCCTATGTGGGGTAGAATTAAGCCTTATCAAACGTTGATTAAGGTAACAGACGACCAAACAGACGAATTAGCGTTTAACGGTCGCATATTCAATTTAAAACAGTCTATGTCAAATGGTTCGATGTTCTCAGAAACGTATGAATGCGAAGATGTATTGGCTTATCTATATGACACTACCCAAACTTACGGGCGTTTCCAAAACATATCCGTTTTTGATTTGTTTAAGACAATAATAGGCCGCCACAACGCGCAGGCTGAACCGCATAAACGTTTTAAAGTAGGTAATGTAACGGTAACAGATCCCAACGATTCGCTTTACCGCTATTTAGGTTATGAGAAAACGTATGACACGATTAAAGATAAGTTGCTTGATAGATTAGGTGGCTATCTAGTTGTGCGTTATGAAGAAAGCGGTATGTATCTAGATTATTTGGCAGAAGTTGGACAAGTTGCAGAACCAACGATTCAAATGCGCAAAAACATGAAAAGTTTAGAAAAGAATATAGATCCAAGCGGATTGGTAACAGTGTTGATTCCGAAAGGTGCAACGATTGACACAGATGATGAAGATACCAGCGCAAGCAAACCAAGAGTTGGGATTCAGTCAGTGAATAACGGCATTGAGTATATTCGTGATGAAGAGTTGATTGCTGAATTTGGTGAGGTAAAGAGTTCTGAACCTTATTACGATGATGTAAACGAACCTTCTATTTTGCTTACTAAAGCAAGAGATTTCATGGACAGTCAAAAGGCGATTAAAACAACATACAACGTTTCTTCGTTGGATTATTCGTTAATAAATGGCGGAATAGGTCAATTAAAGAAAGGAAATTGGCATTATATAGATAATCCAATTCTAGCAATTGACGAACCTATTCAAATTGCAGAAATAGGTATTGATTTCATTGATCCTCGCAACCCAGATTTAACACTAGGAGAAAAGCAACCAACGTTAACGCAGTACCAAAAAGAATCGAATAAACGTGCAGTAAATATTGATAACTTGCAAAAGATAGTGGATAACCAAGCAAATTCTATTTTTAGATTAACGGAGTCAAACATAGAAATTGTTGATAGATACAACGAAATCCAAACGTCATATAATAATTTAAACACGACTTTAGAAATAGACGATGAAACAGGTACGAGTTTAGCTTTGCAAAATTTAAAAAAAGCAATTGACGATTTAGGCGTTAATATAGAAGACTTACCGATTTATGTTCCAGTAACTCCAGTACCAGGAAGTCCTCCTGGAACCATGACACCAGAAGACAAAGTAAAGTTAGATAACCTAAAAGAATACATCGAGGCTACTCATTTACAGAGTGGTCTTTTTAGCGCATCTGATAAGACTAAACTAGATTTGGTTACTGTTATTAGTCCGGTTGATTTGAATGACATAGTAGCAAGATTGACAGCATTAGAACAACCAGAATAAAGGAGTGAGACATTTGGCAGAAACAACTGAACAATATCGTACAAGAATTAGTCAAATAAAAACAAGTATCGAAAATGAACCAAGGATCGTAAAAATGCGTGACGATATCGCAGAAGGTATTTCTAAAACAGGTAACCGTCAAGCAGATATCGAAGTACGACAAGACACATTAGAAGATGATTTTGTAGCCGTGCAGCAAGATGCTTCATCCGCTTCTCCATCGGGTGCTGAGGTAGCCGTTGCACGTGCAGGATATAACACGCTAAATGGAAGGTTGACGGCAAAAGAACAAGAGATTGTCGCTCAATTCACGAGAACCGGCACTTATTTTACTGATGTAGGCGGGGTAGGAGATGGTGTGACAGACAATACCGAGGCTCTTAAAGAGTTCGTTTCTTTAGGTGGAAATCTAGTAGTTCCTGAAGGCACGTACATGTTAAGAGCTGATTTCTATGAAATAGCAAGTAACACAAAACTATTTTTTATCAATAACGCTACGTTAAAATTGTTGCCTCATAATGCTTCAAACTATTCTATTCTACAGTGCAAAGGTGTAGATAACGTTCTTATTGTCAAACCACAAATTGACGGAAGCAAAGCGGACAATTTGGCGACGTCTGGCGAGTGGGGACACGGAATAGACATACTAAATTCAACTAAAGTTAAAGTCATCCATCCTATTGTCCGCAATACTTTCGGGGACGGTATTTATATAGGTCATGATTACTTCGGAACAAGTTTAAAAGAAACTGAAGATGTAGACATTATCAGACCCCTAATTGATGGCTCGCGCAGAAATGGCTTGTCGTTGTGTAGCGGTAGACGCATTAATGTGATATATCCAACTTTTAAAAATATTACTGACGTGAACCCTAAAGCGGGAATCGACATCGAACCAGAAGGAGAAGGCCCATTAAAACCAATTCTCGAACACGTTCTTATAGATAGTCCTGTTTTTGAAAACTGCACGGTAGGAATAGATCATAATTTGTTCAACTTGATGGACAGGGACCTTGGTGTTGACATCGTGATAAGAAATCCTACGTTTATAAACTGTTCGCATCCATTGATGTTTAGACCCTTGACAGGAAAGTTAGGCGGATCTATAAGCATATCCAAACCAATCATGAGAGGTACTCTTAAAGACGTTCTACATGTTGATAATTACTGCACAAGAGATACTCCACACGTGACGATTGATAGACCTGAGATTTATGGTTTCAATTTGTCCGGTTCACAAGATGAGTTTTATAACCATTGTTTTACTTTTTTGAAATTATCTACTACGACAGATCCGGTAGATATAGGCAATTTTTCGATAATCAACCCATACATCGAAGATAATAATAATGGAGCTTTTAAACTATTATTCGCGAGTGCAGGTGGAGTCAAAAAAATTGGGAATGTAAAAATCGTAAACCCAGAGATCAAGACAACGAATCTTTTACAGAACTTCGTTAGGGACAATCCTGATTTACAAATCATAGACGGGTTAGATTCAATGGTTTTGAAAGATCCTTACTTCACTCACGATATAGCTCAGACTTTAGCTACACAAGTCACCAATCCCGATGCGAGTGTTTGGAATACCTATACGTCCACAGATGCAAATATTCCTTACGGCCACAAAGTCAAATTTAGAGTGGTGAAAAACATGCGTATGACATTCAGACCAACAGGCGGAATAGTCGGATATTCAGGGGCGAATAAAGGTATTTACAGCGAGACTGTAGGAAGCATGATAGAGCTTATTTATCTCGGCAAGTGGTATGTTGAAAATAAAGCTGGTGAATGGTTAGTAGAAACTTAAAAAAAGGGGATTATATGATGAGTAATAGTAGAGAAATAGGTATTTCTATTAGCCGATATAAGAACGTGTTGGTCGAAGAAAAGGCAGTAAAAGAAGAATTAGTTAACGTAAATCATAACATGGCAGATAAACACATAACTATTCAATCGAGATTTTTAAACTCTGCAGGAGAATTTATCAAAGAGGACACCACTTTCGTATCGGGAGAGGAATATGCGTTGCTGATGAGCGATTCTGATATTTTTGGAGTTGGGAAATTGTCAGGCGTATTTAAAGACTCGGATTTGTGGTACATGATTGATAAAATAAGAGGAAAACAAACAAGTTAATTTATGAAAACGAAGATCTACTCAATCGAGTGGGTCTTTTTAATTTGAGAAAAGGATGGTGAGAAATGGTAAACAGGAAATTAAAACAAGATTTGCAGAAAGCTTCCTACAAACGCCCTAGTGACTTCTGGGGTGCTTTAATTGCTGTTGTTAGTATTTTGTACGGTGAATTTATATTTAGAGTGGACGGCTATTTAATTGCAAGCGCGGAGCCATATTTGAGCAAACTACCAGAGAATATCATAGGAATATTACTTCTTATTTTAGGGATGCTGAAACTAGCTGGATTAGGATTGCAAATAAACCGTTAAAAAAAATCAGTATTTGGCTTTTAAGTGGTATGTGGAGCGGATTATTCTTTGTTGCTCTTACGTACTCATTTGGCACAGGGTATCCACATCCGTCATATTTATTTGCTGGAATGATAGCAATAGGATGTTTAAGAGTATCGCTCAAGGGGGATTATAGTGCATGACGTGGCAAATGTTAATAGGTTTATTCGTTGGAACAGGAGGCGCGGGAGCTATTCTATCCGCTTACTTCACGCACAAAAGCAACAATCAAAATCACGAATTGAATTTGTTGGATCGTGCGCGTGTAGAAATTGAACGATTAGATACCAAAATAAAAGAATTAGAAAAAGAAGTAGACGAAAAAGACGAAGAAAATAGCACTCTGAAAGGTATCATTCAAGACTTAAGATTTCAGATGAATGAATTGAAATCAACCATAAAAAAAGGAGAGAACGCAGAATGATTTTAAATAGTAAATACTACGACATTTTAAAATGGATCGTAACAATCGTATTACCAGCTTCTATCGCATTAATTGGTACGGTAGGCGGTAGTTTCAATTGGGATTATACAGAAGTGACCATGACTATTGTTGGAGCTGTTACAACGTTTCTAGGTGCTACACTAGGGGTTTCAAACTCTAACTATAAGAAGGAGGAAAATAAATAGTGGGTACTGTAACCAGAATTAATCGTGATGATATTATTAATGGTAAAGCAGGTAAGCGTCAAGGAAAACCAAAAGGTGCTGTAATACACAACGATTACGGTGCTATGACACCAGAACAATACGTAGATTGGTTAGTTAGAAGAAAAAATGCAGGACAACTAGGATTAGGATTCGCTCAATACTATGTAAATAAAACAACCGTATTAAGAGCGGATAATACTGGAAACAAAGCTTGGCACACTGCTAACAACGAAGGAAACGCTTGGTATCTAGGATACGAAGTTGTACAAAGTTATTACGGTATTATTTCTGATAAAGAATTTATTAAAAACGAAGACATGACTTTGCGCCAAGTAGCAGAGGATTTTCATTACTACGGATTGAAACCGAATAGAGACACTATTAAATTACACAAACAATTTTCTTCAACTTCATGCCCGCATCGTTCTTGGGAATTACATGGGAAATCTACTAACGCAGTAAAAGATTATTTTATCAATAAAGTAGCTCGCTATATGTCTTTAGGTAAAACTGTTGAAAATATGCTGGCTAAAGAAGGAGTATCTGCCCCCGTCGCAACAGTTCCGAATACGGTTACACCTCAACCAGACGGTAAGACAGTTAAAGTTGGCAAGCAAGCAACTCACTGGGAAACAGGTAAAGTTATTCCTAAATTTGTAATCGGACAAGTATATGATGTATTAGCATCTAAGCCTGTCACAAAATCTAAGTCTAAAAAAGCCTACCTAATTGGTAAAGGAAAAGTTGCTACTGGATGGATATTAGAACAAGATGTTGACGGATTCAAAACCGCCGGTGGCGGAAACACAAATAAAGCTACTCCTGCAACTAAACCAGTAATTACAGGAACAACAACAGAGACTCAATCAATTGCTGGGGTTCAAATGTTCTTGAATCGTTGGTTCTACGGTGGTTTAACTGTTGATAATTTAGCTGGTTCTGCAACGTATAAAGCATTGATTAAAGCTTTACAAACGGAATTAAACAACCAATTTAACGCTGGACTTGTGGTAGATGGCTACTGGGGAGCTAAAACTAAGGCAGCATGTGTAACGGTTCGTAAAGGAGCCAGTGGTAACCTTAGTCGTTTAATCCAAGCTGCATTGATTTGCAAAGGTTACAACGTTGGTAAGTTTAACGGAGTATTTTCAGACGATTTATATAATGCAGTGATCCGATTCCAGAAAGCAAAAGGGTTATCAGCAGATGGAATTGTTGGTAAGGATACTTTTGAAGCGTTGTTTAAATAGACACAACAAAACCCTATCTCTTAAATGAGGTAGGGTCGTTTTTTTACAGCGTTTCTTCAATAGAATTAATAGTGTCCGAAACTCCTTTATATATTTGTTTAAGAGTCTCAATTACCGGTAGTTTTAATTCTTCAAAAGAAAGCTTGTTTTTTGCTGTGATATCTTGGTTGATTGAACCTGGAGGGAAGGTGTTTATTAAATCGTAGTCTTGATTACCTATTCTTATAGGAACTCCGACATTTGTCATAGTGATGTTTGTAAATTTAGCTCCCCCGAACTCAAGACTTTTGATATTGATACTTTTCTCTGATGTGTTAAAAGTAAGCTTAGCGTGCTTATTTTCATTAACTAGAAATGTTAATTGACTTAACCATTGTTCGTTGTCTTTAAATGGTTGTGACTTTTCAATTTCTTTAACTATATCGTGTCTTGTATCGTTCAATCCAATAAAATTTGCGTGTAAATTGTTGTGTAATTTATGTTTTTTATAACTTATTGGATAATTATGTTTTATGTTTTTTAGTTGTTTAAAAGTGTAGTTTTCTTTACAGTAGGTATCAAATAAATAATTCGAAATATAGTCGAGTGGTGATCGACAGTTTTCTAGGCAATTTTTTATTTTCGGCTTACAACGTTCCAATAGTTCTATATCATGTATTGAATTCTTTTCTAACTCTTCTATTTGTTGAATAATTTCTTCTGCTTCATTTAAACATAGTAAAGAATCTTTATACCAATTCATATTATCACCTCCTTTATGATATAATTATATTAATAATACATCATAAAGGAGGCTAATGTATGGCTAAGGAAAATATTTTAGAAGTAGTCGATGAAATATTACAAAAATACTATTGGTCAGAAATGGCATGTATTAGTGAATTTGCAATAAACAATGATGGAAGTTTAGAAGATGAATTAGAAGTAGAAGTAAATGAATATAGAAATAAAATAAATATTCTTATAAATAGTTAAAGCCTCTAACCATAAATAATGGTCAGGGGCTTTTTTTGCATTAAAACATAGTTTTCTTAAATGGCAGTCTCCTACCTTTATAGTCCCATAATTGACCTAAAAGAGTAGGCTGACTGTCAATTTTGTATTCTTGAATGATCAGTTGTTTACGTTCATTAATCGTGCAATCAACTGTTAAACCAGTGCCATTTTCAACCTCGTAAACAAATTTAAAAGCTTTCCGCCCAGCAATCAAACAGTTATGAATTTGTCCATTAACCTCTAAAGCAATGTAGCAAAATGGGTATCCATGTTTAGTGTTGATCACTTTTACATCCGAAACTACTTTCCCTGTCATCATTGCAGCATTCATGATCCTCATCCTCCTTCAATAGTTCATCTAATTCATCTTCAATAAGTAACAGTGAAGATTCACTCAATCCCCAAATATCATCCACAATCAT